TGGCTGTCAATCTTTCAGCGATTAAAGACCTTCTCCTCCCCGGCCTCCGGGGTGTTGAGGGTCAGTACGAGCAGATCCCGTCGCAGTACGACAAGATCTTCACGAAGCACGACTCGAAAATGGCTCTGGAGCGCACCGCTGAGATGCGTTTCCTTGGCTACGCTCAGTTGAAGACGGAAGGCGGCCAGACCGCGTTCGACAACGGCGCTGGTGAGCGTTACGTCTACAATCAGGAGCACACCGAGATTGGCCTCGGCTACGCGATCACTCGCAAGGCCATCGACGACAACCTCTACAAGAGCCAGTTTGCTCCTTCAAACCTCGGCCTGACGCAGTCCTTCCATCAGACCAAGGAAATCTACGGGGCGAACGTGCTGAACACCGCCACGACGTACAATGCGTCCATCGGTGGCGACGGCAAGGCCCTCGTGGCTTCGGACCATCCGATTGATGGCTCGACGGTGTCGAACTACACCACCAACGATCTGAACGAGTCCACGCTGCTGAATGCGATGATCGCAATCCGCACGAACTTCAAGGATCAGGCTGGCCTGAAGATCTTCGCCCGTGGCCGTCGCCTCGTGATCCCGCCCGCTCTTGAGCCGGTGGCGATTCGCCTGACGAAGACCGAACTGCGTCCCGGCACCGCCGACAACGACGTCAATGCCATCATGTCTACCTCGGGCGGCCTGCCCGAAGGCTACATGGTCAATGACTTCTTGACCTCGGCCCGCGCTTGGTTCCTGTTGACGAACATTGATGGTCTTTCCTACATGGAACGCATCAAGTTTGAAACAGATATGCAGGTCGATTTCACTACAGATAACCTTTTAGTTAAAGGTTACGAACGCTACAGTTTCGGCTACTATAACTTCCGTTCTATCTACGGAGCATTCCCCACCTAAAAACATTGGTTTTCTAGGGGAAATAGACGATAACGGTTTCATGTTGACTTCCAATAAGCTTCTGGGTACTCTCAGAATGTCGTTAAAGGGGGACAACATGAAACTACAGGAACTGAGTTACAACGAAGTATCTGAAGCTATCGCCTACGATCCAGAAACCGGCGTTTTTATTTGGAAAATGGATGTTTCAAGGAACATCAAAAAAGGTACGGCGGCGGGAACTATAAAAAGTACTCGCCACCGTAGTACCGGGCAAACTAAATCCTACCTTTATATTCGCTATAAAGATCGGGAAATGGTTGCCTCAAGAGTTGCGTGGATGTTGCATTACGGCGTGTGGCCAGACAAGTCCGTTATGTTCGAAGATGGTGATACGGCAAACTTGAAGATTTCAAATCTCAGGTTGTCTAATTCAACAACGAGAACAATAGGCCCTGATGGTCGCGTAATTAATAGAACTACCCGTGAAAAGCAAAGGCACTATAGCCTGAAGCGTTATTACGGTATGTCTCTAAATGATTACGCCGAAATGTATCGTGTCCAAGATGGCAAATGCGGGATCTGCAAGTTGCCAGAAACGGACAAGGATCGCCATGGGAATGTTCGCGTTCTCGCCGTCGATCACTGCCACAAAACCGGTTCCGTGCGTGAACTTTTGTGCTATTCTTGCAATAGCATGTTGGGTCAGGCAAAGGACAACGAAAAAGTTTTGCTTGCGGGCGCTGACTATATCAGACGGCATTCCGCCAGCAAATAGTCTAGGACTCACGATCACGCAGACCGGCCTAGCGGACTCTGCACAGACGGCGTGATCAAATCGTGCAGGAGGCTCTTATGGGCATCACTACATTCACCGGCCCTATCAAGGCGGGCAATGTTCTGAACACGACTGGCACCACTGCCGGTACGATCAAGAATGTTGGTTTCGTCGCGATGGCGCAGACTGCGTCTATCACGCAGGCGGCCACGGCCACGGCTTACGCCACGGCCATTGTCATCCCCGCCTACAGCCATATCTTGAACATCCAGTTCCTGACCACCACGGCTTGGAACGGCGCTGCGGCTACCGTCAGCGTCGGCACCAGCGCGACCTCTACCGAGCTTGCCGTTGGTCACAGCCTCGGCACCATTGGCCAGTCTTCGGCTGGCCCCGGCGCTGACGCAACCCGTACAGGACTCTGGACCAATACTGGCGCATCGGACATCATTATTTATGTCCTTTCTGCCAACACTGGCGCTGGCGTTGGCGACATCGTCGTCCGTTATCTTCAGGCCGAAAACGCCTAATCAAACCAAGGAGAACGACTATGAAGGGTAAGGCTCCCAAGCTTGGTGCGATGAAGCACACGGCATATTCCGGCGGCAACAGCAAGGTTGCGTCTGAGTCCATGAACACCGTTGACGCCTTCAAGAAGGGCGGCAAGGTCGGCATGAAGTCTGATGGCGTCATGTCTGAGGCCCACGCTGGCCGCAAGCCCCGCAAGAGCGGCGGCGCTGTCCTGTCCTCTGCCGCTGGCGGTTCGCCCCGTGGCAAGGCCTCGCATTACTAAGGTCTCCTCCCGGCTTTGTAGTGCAGCGGGGGCCTTGTGCCCCCGCATTCATATGGAGGCTTGAATGTCTGGTGCATGGACACGCAAGGAAGGCAAAAACCCCGAGGGCGGCCTGAACGCCAAGGGGCGCGCGTCCCTCAAGGCCGAGGGGCACGACATCAAGCGCCCGCAGCCCGAGGGCGGTTCCCGCAAGGATTCATTCTGTGCTAGAATGACTGGGATGAAGCGGAAATTGACCGGCTCTGCAAAAGCTGCCGACCCCAATAGCCGCATCAATAAGTCACTCAGGAAGTGGGACTGCTGACATGGCTGAGAAACCTTTTTGGGAAAAAGACGCCCCAAAAGATGCCAAAGAGAAGCACTTGAGCCGCAAACAGGTTCAGTCAGCAAAAGCCCATGCCCGCGCGGCTGGTCGCCCCTACCCGAATTTGGTCGATAATGCCGCTGCGGCCCGCAGCAAGGGGAAGTAAAATGCAGTACAAAGACCTTACCAAAACCGGCACGGGTCGCAGCGCCATCTGCGTTGTTGATGACTTCCAGACGCCGTTCAACATCGGCATCGCCGTCTCGCTCAGTTCCACCGCGACGTTCACCGTCGAGTATTCGCTGGATGACCCCAATGCTGACGGCTATTCTGCCGCGTCGGCGGCTTGGTTTGTCGCCCCGGGCTTCACGTCTGGATCTGCCGCCGTTGCCGGGGCTCTCGTCATCCCTTGCCGCGCGATTTGTTTGAATGTGTCTGCCAATGCCGGAACGGTGACTGCTAAAATCGTTCAGGCTGGCCCTGTCTAAGGGGTAGAACATGGCCACGAGCAACACCTACACGTTCAACCCGTCTATGGGCGAGTTGACCATCTACGCCTACAATTTGATTGGCGTCCGTGGCACCGCACTCCTTCAGGAGCATATGGAGGCCGCCAGAATGGCGTCCAACATGCTTCTGTCACGCTGGTCGAATCAGGGCGTGAACCTCTGGGCCGTTGACCTTGTCGAGACGACGCTCGTGACTGGCCAGACGACCTATCCGGTCGATGGCAACACCGTCGCCATTCTCGACGCCTATGTGGTGAATGATCAGACCGGCGAGAACATCGACCGCATCATTCTGCCGATCAGCCGCACTGAATACGCGAGCTACCCGAACAAGGAACAGCAGGGCTTCCCCACTGTCTACTGGTTCGACCGCCTGATCAGTTCGTCGCGCTCCACTGGCTCCGCTGGCCCGTCTATCACCCTCTGGCCCGTGCCGAATGTGGACAATGGGCCTTCGACCCTGAAGTATTACCGCGTCCGTCAGCTTCAGGACTCGGCCATTCAGAACGGCCAGACGGTTGAAATCCCTTACCTCTGGCTTGAAGCGTTTGCCTACGCCCTCGCGCAGCGCCTTGCCCAGATCTGGAACCCGCAGGCCGTCGCCATGATCAAGCCCATGGCCGATGAAGCTTACACGATTGCGGCCGAGCAGAACGTCGAGACCGCGCAACAGTACATTTCGCCCATGATCTCTGGCTATTTCAGGTAAGGGGGCGTGAATGGGATACGCATCAAGGTCGGGCCGGGCCACTACAAGCGCCACTAACCCGCGCGCGTTTGCCGTCTGCGACCGCTGCGCCATGTGGTACAACCACGACCAACTCAAGTGGCAATATGATTGGGCGGGCGCTTCGCTCATCAACAAGCGCCTTCTGGTCTGCACTCCCTGCTACGACACCCCGCAGCAACAGCTTCGCTCAATCATTATCCCGGCCGATCCCGTGCCGATTGTGAACCCGCGCGTTGAGCCCTATGCGTGGGACGAAATTGATCGCCGTCAGGTGTCTGGTTACGACACGACAAGCCCGTCAACCGGCATCCCCGTGCAG